CGCTCAGATGCGCGTCGAAAATTTTCTTACTGCATTGTTAACTGCAGCATGAAATATTCGGCCTTGCATTAGGCTCAAGGAGATACCCAAAGGTCTCCGATTGGCGATATCACAAGATTCTCCAATAGTGCATCAGTTTCTAGTACCCTCTGAAGGATACGATACTCCTGAAGAGTCATGGGACCTTGTACCCCGTGAAGATGTCCGTTAAGGACATCTAGACTAGGCGCGATATCTGCTGGGATTGATATACCAAACGCAGGAGCTACGCTCCCCGTTATAATATAGCAAACCAAGCAAGATGATAGGATTAATACTAATCCCCCTCCCATTAATCACAACCCTAAGGTTGGATTACTAGTTGGTGATGGTAGATTGTCCATGTTATTGGGCAATACCATCAGACTAGGATCTGGGATAGGCTCTGATATAAGACTTATCAAATAGATAAGGATTATAAACAGAGTAACTTCTACTAATCAGTTAAGAATACGAAGAAGGGTTATAAACCCTCATCATATTCAAGATCATTGGAAACCTCACTGAGGGACCAATGTAGTTGCCGAACTTTCTGGATCACCTCGAGCGGGCGAAGCAGAGTCTATCGGACTCTCTCCGGGAGAGACATCCTCGACTACCGGAGCTTTAGGCTCCTGTAAGTCGGGGTGTAACTCCTTTTGAGAATTACGATAGTACTCAGCTCATAGTGGTTTAGTCAAATTCTGTCACAACTTGTAGACTTCAGAGAAGTCCCGGAAAGGCCGCATGGCCTCCCGGTCTTCCCGTCAGAAGTCTTCCGGTATACGCGAAGTAATTAGATCAGGTTCGAAGTAGAATGTTAATAGTGCATTAATCTGGTTATCAACCGGACCTTCTGCATTATCATACATTTCTTGTAGAGCACCGAAGGCAGGTAAATAGATCTCATCAAAATCTATCCCTATCTTCTTTGCTGCTAACTCTTCGGCCTTTGCTAATCACCGATATCCATGAGAACTCGATTGCTCAAAGGACTCGTCCCAAAAGTCGGATTCAGCCGCTGATGAAAGATCAGGGTCTAAGACCCCCTTTCATGAGTACTTGAACTCCTCTAGATGAGACGTGTCTCCTGAGTCCGAGCTCACAATATGGATAATCGGGTACTTCGTATCTAAAGTCTTATCCACATTATTTAGTGAATCTTGGTACTTGGAAAAGATGTTAAGCATCTTGTCGACCTTGGAATCGACAAGAGCCCTACACTGATCCAAGACCCAAGCTAAATACTGAGGGGAAGGACGGTGGTATGTTCTTCACCCACTTTGAAGTAATCACTCAAAGTAAGTGGATTTCCCTAAGGGCGAAGTCGGATGGCTTAGCCATACCAACAACACTCTTAAGCGGGTAGAAAGATTAAAATAAAAGTTATTAAGAGCTTTAATTTTAGTCTTATAACCCAATCCGAGGAACGATAATATTTGGTTTAGAGTTAAATCGTATTTACGAGCGAACTCCATGACCAACGCTGTACTCGCTTTCGTCGCAATACATTCCTTTATAGGAACCATATTGGCTTGCGTGGAGTCTACGAAGAATTTCTTCGCAAACTCTATCACAAACTTAGACTTAGCAATTATAGATTTGGCCAAACCAGCCTCGACTCCAATTACTTGAAGTAGACGCCGGTATTCCAATATTACCCGACCATCAACGATCACACCATCATCCCCTAAGACTCCATAGTCCTCGTACCATTCCTTACGCCCATATGCCTTGTGATAGGCATACTGCATAAACGCATGGTGAATCATGGCCAACATGGCTCATGATGACAGAGCTCCCATAGGTTGTCCCGTAGCATAGTAGACTGGGTGGTTCTCCGTTAACCGGAAATCCACCTTGGCCTTGCTAAGAATTTTTGCCGGGGGGGCAATAAGGTATGCTCGTTTAACGAGCAGATCCCTCCAGTTCTTTGCGAACTGGTCCGGATCGGGTACTATCCCCTCTAGGAGACTCTTTAATAGAGTCACTTGGAGAGTTATAGGAATCCGATCGGTTGCCGCCGACAAATCTAACGAAGCAAAGGACTTCCCCCTAGGGGAAAGCCCATACTTTGCTTGGAGACGCCTTATAGGAGACATCTGGTCAAATGTCCCGTCTTGAGGGATACTTCTCAATATTGAGAATAACCACTCATGAAGGGGTGACATGACCCATTGCGTTCAGGCATCTACCATTGCGAATACCCTGATCTTCCCGGCAGGCTCGGATTTCAATCCAAGCTTTCCCAGGAAGGCCTCTCCTTTAGGGTGAAGTTGCCATTGGCTCTCAGGCCAAGAAGGTAACCTAACTCCTAAACGGAAACGAGGCTTATCAAGGAGATCGCAATGAGCTAAGGAAACCATCCTCATACGTAAGTATAAGGCGGGTTTCCCCATTGCTTTAGAAAAGGACTTAAACGCTGCCGCCAAATCTTTACTTCACAGATATAATCTGGAAGCATAGATAAGGCTAATACCCGAGGAGTTAACTAGTTCCTTTGAACCAGAACACCCACCGGGCAGCTTTGTTAACGGTCCTGATTTAAGTATAGGGAATAAGGAGAAATCACCTAATTTAGTGGGAACATTGAATCTCTGCCGGAGCAAAGGAACGAATATATCCGTTAAGAACAACTCTCACTCCTTATTAAAGGAAGTGATGTTTGGCCCCTTCGTAATTATAGACTTAATGGAAAGTTTTCCAGGACAGTCTAGAACCCGATAGAGGCCCAACAGAGTCATTCATAAACGGATGAGTCGGACATCTCTGTCACGACTTATTCGGACCCGAACACCGGCGGGAATCAATAAGGGAAGACCAGCCTTATTACGGGCCGGTCGAACCTTAAGTTCTCCTAAATCAAGGACACGGAATCCTCCAACTGCTTGTTGTAACAAGACTTGACTAGCTTTCAGGTATATTACTAAACCTTTAAGCCCACTATGTCTTGCAATTCTTCAACAGAAGAATGCAAACCTCGCCGTCTGCCTTACGACAGACTTAGAAGCTCGAGGGCAGACTGCACGGACATACTCCAAGAGTAGTCCGAGTAGTCCACGGCCTTTATTTCTAAAGACCAGACCATTAACGGTTTTTATCTTCGACTGGATCACTGACTCAAGCGTTTCAATACGCTTCTTCAGTGGATCCTGTCATCCAAGTCTCTCCTGACGTGCAGGAGATGCCAAGTTATAACGTTTATTTGATGATTTATTCATTAATAATACTTATTCGTTGGCAATAATCTGTACGAGTACGTCCAGAGCCGTCTACCGCCCGGTAGATAGGTTAGAGGTACAAGCAGCGACTTGGACCAAGATATTTACCATTAACTCCTCTTTCCTCCCGAAGGAGGGGAGTAGGTCCTCGATTAGAGTACCATAATGGTAGGGGTCAATATGACTTGTACAGGAAATAAACCCTCCTGTCCTTCATATCACCCCCCGACTCGAAAGAGTCAATCTTGGCGCTGGGTTTCACTCCCCCTCCCTCATCAGGAGAGTTAGTGACTCAGACTCAGATGCAACCCCGAAAGGGTAGCCAATTGAGGCAAAAGTCACGGAGTGTTTACACACTTTGTGAGAAAT